GACGAACATGTCAACAAGAGATAAACTAGAACAAGTCCTCGAAATGCTTGTAAACGAGGAAAACGATAAGGCCAGCGAACTTCTACATGATGTGTTTGTTGAAAAAGCAAAAAACATTTATGCAGAACTAGTAGAGGCCGACGAAAGCGTTGAAGAAGATGTAACCGAAGACTTCGGTGGCGATCCAGAACAGGATCTTGCAGATGACATCAGCGCGGACGGTGAAGAAATCGAAGCGGAAGAAATGTTTTCGGAAGAAGACATGGACGACGAAGAAGCAGAAGATGATCTAGCAGCAGATATGGATGTCGACGCAGAAGGCGAAGAAGCCGAAGGCGGCGATATTGATGCAGCTATGATGAATGTTGAAGATGCACTAGACGAACTCAAGGCTGCGTTTGCAGACATGATGGGCGGCGAAGGCGACGAAGAAGAAGGCGAAGAAGCAGAAGAAATGGACATGGAAATGGAAATGGAATCAGCTGATGAGCTAGATGAAGACTTCGAAGACCTAGAAGAAGCGGCTTCTTTAACAGCAGTAAAAAATCCAAGTGACCCAGTTGGTTCTGATGCAGGTGCTCAAAAATCACCAGTAGCAGGCAAAAACGACATGGGTGGCACTGCATCAAACATCGCACAGGGCGGTGAAGATTCAGGCCGTTCTGCACCAGCAGCAAAGGATATGGGTTCAACAACACAACCTGCTCCACGCTCTGTAAAAGCAGATCACAAAGATGGTACCGACAACGGTAAAAGCCCAATCGGTAGCAAATAAGGTATAACACTATGGTAGCGTTGAAAGAACACCTTTCATTTGATCAGGCAAGCATTGTTACTGAATCCGCCACAGACGGAGACGGTAACAAGAGCCTATACATGAAAGGAATTTTCATTCAAGGCGATGTTAGAAACCAGAACCAGCGTGTTTACCCTGTGAACGAAATCGCAAGGGCGGTTAAAAACATTAAAGAACGAATTAAATCCGGTTATTCCGTGCTAGGAGAAGCAGATCACCCAGACGATCTACAAGTGAACATTGACCGAGTAAGTCATATGATTACTGAGATGGATATGGACGGTGCTGATGGTATTGGTAAACTTAAAATTTTGCCAACACCTATGGGGAACATCTGCAAAACCTTGCTTGAAAGCGGAGTAAAGTTAGGAGTACGTTCACGAGGTAGCGGTAATGTCAATGAAAGCGGAAAAGTTTCAGACTTTGAAATTATAACCGTTGATATTGTTGCGAATCCAAGTGCGCCAAATGCTTATCCTGATCCGATTTATGAACATATCATGAATCATCGCAGAGGTAACATTCTAATGAATGTCGCTGAAGCAGTCAGACATGATCAAAAGGCACAAAAGCACCTCCAGAATGAGGTCTTAAAATTTATCAGAGACCTAAGATACTGAGGAGATTAAACTATGGCTGATGCTTTCGAAGAACTACTAGGTAGTGATGTTCTATCAGAAGATGTAAAAGCAACTCTCTCAGATGCTTGGAACGGTAAACTTGCAGAAGCAAAAGAAACTATGGCGGCCGAACTTCGCGAAGAATTTGCAGAGCGTTATGAAAATGACAAATCTCAAATCGTCGAAGCAATGGACAACATGATTTCCGATGTTATCCGTAAAGAACTTTCCGAGTTTGCTGAAGATAAGAATGGTCTTATCGAAGCAAAAGTGACTTACAAAAAGAATGTGCGTGAACACAGTGAAATGTTGAACAAGTTCATTCTAGAGTCGCTCAAAAAAGAGATTACAGAACTAAGAGAAGATCGCAAAACCCAGGAACACAAATTCTCCCAACTTGAAGAATTTGTGCTTCGTCAACTTACCAAAGAACTCAAGGAATTCCATGAGGACAAGCGTGACCTAGTCGAAACAAAAGTTAAACTTGTTGCAGAAGGTAAGAAAGTTATTGCTGAAGCCAAGCGTGAAATGATTAAGAAAGCAGCATCAAAGATTGAGAGTGTAGTAGAAGGCGCACTTCGCGGTGAAATTACACAACTCAAAGAAGATATTAAAGCCGCTCGTGAAAACGAGTTTGGTCGTAAGATTTTCGAAACCTTTGCTGCAGAATTTATGAGTTCACAACTGGCTGAAGGTACAGAGTTAAGCAAGCTCAATACCAAAATTGAAGAAATGAAGAAAGAAATCACCAAGCGTGATGAGGCTCTAAAAGAATCAATCAAGGTAATTGAAGGAGCGCAACGCAAAGTAAAGATCGCAGAAGATCAAGCAGAGCGTACAAAAGTTATGAGCAAGTTACTGGCTCCACTTTCGAAAGAAAAGAAAGCAGTAATGGAAGATTTGTTAACCGGCGTTGACACTAAAAAACTAAATGAATCTTTCAACAAATACTTGCCAGCGGTTCTCGATGATAAACCTGCTGCGAAGCAGATTATCAAAGAAAATACACAGAAGACTGTGATCACAGGTGATAAAAAGGTCGTTAACGAATCAGTTAATTCTGAAAAGGGAAGCGAACAAACAATTATTGACCTGCGTAAACTAGCCGGTATTGATAAAGCGTAAGGAGTTACAAAATGGCAGACGCACTTTTTGAATCAAACTGGGGCGCAGCAAAAGAAGCCCTCGTCGACGGCCTAACCGGTAACAAGAAATCCGTTATGGAAACCGTACTAGAGAACACTCGTTCTGCATTGATGGAATCAGCATCCGCTGGCGCCACAAACGCAGGTAATGTAGCAACTCTAAACAAGGTTATTCTTCCTGTTATCCGTCGTGTTATGCCAACAGTTATCGCCAACGAGATCGTTGGTGTTCAGCCTATGACAGGCCCTGTTGGACAAATCCACACACTTCGTGTTCGTTATGCGGACACAGCTGGCAGTGTAACTGCTGGCCAAGAGGCACTAAGCCCATTCAACATTGCTAAAGAATACTCAGGTAACCTAAATGCTGGTGCACCTGCAGGTGCAGCAACTGGCGCACTAGAAGGTCGCGGCGGTCAGCAACTAAGCATCCAAATTCTAAAGCAGACTGTTGAAGCAAAAACACGCAAACTACAAGCCCGCTGGACATTTGAGGCAGCTCAAGATGCCAACAGCCAGCACGGTATTGATGTTGAAGCAGAAGTTATGGCAGCTCTTGCACAAGAGATCACTGCTGAAATCGACCAGGAAATCCTAGGTTCACTTCGCGCACTTCCAGGTGCAGCATCTGCTGGTACATTTGACCAAGGCGCAGTAAGCGGTACTGCTACATTCGTTGGTGACGAGCATGCAGCT